ACATAAGGTAAAACAACATCAGTAATGACGGATGCAACAGATGTATCTGCAAGTGAAGAAACCTTAACATCATCTGCATTATTTGTGTCAGGATATAAATAACCAGGTGATGAACTATTATTTGCAGATATTTCATTACCACCAGAATTAACTGTAATTACAACTTCGTTCGAACCACGTGTTGTTGTTATAACGCTATTAATATCGAACGCCTTTCCTGCATCCATCTTGAAACCAACTGCACCGATATTTTGTCCTATTACAGTACCTGCGTTTGTTTGTTGATCTTGAACTCTTTCTCCTTCAATAAATCTAAAAGGATCGTTAGCAGTAATAAGAGATTGATCTGAAACTAATAAACGAGTATTTTCAAGTGTGTACCCGTATCCTCCATCAGCAATCTCGTAATTAATTCTTCCTGTTAAATCATTAGTAACTTTTGTTACAATTGCTTTTCCTGCATATCCATCTTTTTGTTTAACATCATAAACATTACCTACTTCTACTCCTATCTGAAATACTGAATTTGCACTCGTTGTGTCAGGTGTAAATCCTGATAGAGATCCGTTAATCTGTCCAAAGGTTACTGACTCACCGCCTATCTTTGTTTCAATGTACTCAAACTTTTGAAAGTTACCTTTAATATCATCAAGGTAAACGACAGGCGTTTTAATACCATTTAAGATAAAGAAGTTAACTGAGCGAACGGCTGCAATTGCTTTTGATGTTGTTCCTTTAATATTACGAGATAATAAATCAAAGTAAGTATATTCCTTTCCAGCTTCCGAAAAGAATCTACCGTTATTAGAAAACATTTGTAAATAAACACCTTGCCTCCATTCTGAATCAGAAATCTTGGCCATCTTTTCAGAAGGATATACTATTTCAATATCGAACTCTTGATAAAAAATCGCAAAGAATAATTCTATACCACGAGCAGTACCTTTTGAACGATATAAGTCAAGAATATTTTTAACAATAAACTTTATAATATCAGATTTAAGTGGAAGTTCAGCAAGAAACTTTTTCTTAAAGAATATAATCATATTCTCTAATGTAGTATCAATGTCCTTATTTTCAAAGTATCTTCTTTGTTGATAGACGTGCTGATTTGATTGAGTCTCGGAGAACTTGTAATACTCTTCAACTAATTTGACAAGCTCAGGACCATCCTCACGGTATATCGCAGGAAATTGTTGCTTTATAAAAAGCGAAATATTTTTTTCAATATCACCCTGAGGCATTACTCTTCTCTCTTATTAATACGATGATGATGAAGCAGTTGTTGTAGTGTTAGGTGGATTCGTTGCCGACTGTGTTGCTATCGGTCTTGAGAATTCCTGAAGTTCCATCGTTGTTACAACATCAGTGTCTCTTAATATAAACACTCTTCCTTTTGGTGCCTTAACATCATTATCTTTTGTCTTTGCCGTAAACTTAATAGCAGATCCTGTATAACTTTCTACTATAAAGTTTGTTAATCTAACTTCACCTGATGTATAATCCACGGTTCCTGCTGTTGGGTTAACAATTTGTGGATTTGTTATCTCATCAGTAATTAACATTATATTACCTTGACCATCATCTTGTAAGAATACACAAGTGCCGTCAACATCAAATGGAGTTGATTTAATTGCAGGTTTATAATCTACGAAACCATTTGCAGCTTTATAAGGATAAGGTTTAACTAATTCAGCTTCAAATCTAAACTTAGGATTTGTATTGAAGTTAATTGGAGGTGAATACTCAATAATAGGTAACACCGTAATTTCATTACTTTCAATACCTGGGTCTAGGTTATCAATAATACCTGAAAGTTTTGATACTCTTAATGTCTTATTAAAATCTTCAAGGTTATCATCAGAATATTGAGCAATTGCATTTCTTACTAATACTTCGAGTTCAGCACTTGTCTTTTCAGTATTCTTTTTACTGTATTTTACTGATACATTCATATCACCGTAAACAAATTGTGTTTGAACAAAGATAGGCTCAATGCCTAAAGGTGACCTTTCATTTAAATAAGTAAGATAAGAATTAGATAAAGTAGAAGATACAATTTCAGTATCGTCATTTAAAAATACTGAAATAGCAACTCTTCCGTATTGAGGCGGATCTAATTGTTCTCCACCGTATGCAGAGACTGCTTTAATTTCTGGGAATGCTTGTTGTAATAGTACTTCGTAATCAGATGTCGTAACTGCACGTTCTTGAATTTGTAAAGCCTTAGGAGCAAAGTATCGAATAGATTCCATTGATTCACGTTCTGTTCCACCACTTGCAGGTGATGTTACTGTAACTGTAATAGTACCACCTTCAATAAACGATGCACTAAATGTACCGGATGATCCTGCACCGTTTGGCTCATCACCTGAACATATTCTATATCTTACTCTTACATCTTCAAATTCTTCAGGCTGTAAACCAAATTGATTCTTACCAAAATAAATTGCATACTTGTCATCAAGATACGGTTCTAAATAAAATACTTTATCTGTAGGTCTTACACCGAAAATAGTATTGGCTCTTGTGAATACGTTTTGGTCGTCGGTTTGTTCAGCATCAACAAACACAACAATAGAATCAGTATCTACTTCATTGTTTGTTAAATTAACTCTTAATACTCCATCAGCATCTACAATAAATCCTTCTCTTTGGAAACTTTGTAAAATTTCTCCTTCAAAAATTTCAACTCCTTGAACGACAAAATCATTTCCTGGTGTTGTATCAGTTGCATCTTTAGGAACACGTCTTGCTACATATGCTTGATCTGTAATGAAGTTATAACTTTCACCTTTATGAGTAATTGAAAAATCAGCATACTTTGGAATTGTAATTGTTGACTCGGTTTGCTCTTTTCTAATACTAACCGTAACAACAGCCTTTGCTGATTTACGTGATCTTGGAATATAATTTAATTCTTTGGCATGTGAAACGATTGAGTTCTTGAGGACGGCAGAGTCAAGAAACATTTCGTTCATTGCCATATTAGTATAGAAATTATTTTGATAACTATTAAATGCAAGTACATCTAATAAGACGGACATATTAGAACCGTCAAAGTTATAATCTTTGAATTGTGTTTGTGTTTGTAAATATGTCTTGAGCTGAGACTTTATTGAATCAAAGTCAAGTTCTGTAATTGGAGTTTTTGGATTTGCCATCTCTATCTATTCCTTTGTAAAATAACGTCTAATTGAATTGGTTGTTGAACATTGCGAACAAAAAATGTTATACCAACAAAAACAGTAGTTTCATCTGCCCCAGTCCCAACTGATACATTAATTAATTGTGCCCTAGGCTCGTATGTTTCAATCGTGGACGTTACTCTGTCTTCTATAAGTTTTAGAGTACCGGGTGTCATATTCTCGAACAACATTGCTCGAATATTGCCACCAATAAATGGTTGCATTAATCTTTCACCACGGTCCGTTAAAATTAAATTCTTAATTGATTCTTTAACCGAATCTTCGTCTTTAAGCAATGCAATGTCTTTCGACACTGGACTTGTTTTCAAATCCTTATGAAAATCGGAATTTAAACTAATCTTCTTCCTTGTCGGTGATATGTATTCTGCGATTGCCATTAAATTATTGCTCTTATATCTAAATGAATAAATTTATCATATTCTTTAACGAACTTAAATCCTGTTCTTAACGCCCTTTGCATAAAGTCTTCAGGATCTGATAAATCTGATTTCCTTATATCGACGACCAAGCCACTTAAATGACTATTCATAACGTCGCCCTTAATCTTCTTATTGTAGGCTTTACTTATCCAGCCGTTGGTAATTATCAACTTAGTACCAACCTGTTCCTGTAGCCGCATTAAATATACTTTAACATCAAGATCTATCCTTGTATATCCATATATTCCAACGCCTTCCTCTTCATCAAATACTTCTGCACTGTTATCAACTCCAAATACTCCGGAGCTTCCATTAAATACTTTTCCACATTTCGGTAAGTTTTTATAATCATCAGCGGTAATCGGCTTAACATTATTAATTGGTCCGCCTGTATTGGTAATCTGATTACCACCCTCTTCAGTCCATCTACCTTGTAATCTATTTATTACCTCTCGCCTAGTTGATGGAGAATACCTTATAGCTCCTGCTCTCACAGCAGTAGAAGTATTGATTCTGGAAATATTTGTTAGACGACTTACAATTGTTGAATACCTATTACTGTAATCATCAAGTGGCTTTTTAATATCATTCATTAGTGCTTCAATGTTAGCAGAGAAAGCGCAAATTCTTGCCATCAAAAACTGAATCTCTTCAAGACCTGGGCTTTCAAATAAACTTACAGCATACTTAATTAAGTTAACTACTTTATCTTTTAAACTCTTTTTGTTTGCATCAGTAAAGAAGGCGCACATTTGTTCTCTTGTTGTCATTATGCCTTTAGTAACTGACTTGTCTAAAAAGGTTTCAAACCCAGCTGTAATTTTTGATGGATCAAAGTTATCTATCTTGTCTTGCACTTCGGTAAAGATTCTATCAATAACATCACTAATCTTTTCTATGACCTCATCAATTAGCTTTTTAATTAATCCTGCCGCTGTTAAATCTTGTATGCCTTGATAAGTTCTTATTTTACTAATTAAAGAAGATATTTCACCGATAATATTTCCTACCGTTCCTATCAGATCAAAGAACGCATCAATAGAAACAAACACATTAGCAAAGCTATCGCAAAATCCACCAAGTATGCTTTTACTAAAAGTATTTTTATAATATGAATCTAAATTACGAGCAAGTTTTTGATAATTATCTTCAAGTAAAAATCCTTGAGGAGTATAATTATATGCTTGTAAGAAGTCTGCCATTTCAAGATTTGAAATAGATCCTCTTTCCCATCTCCCAGCTAGGTCTGGGTAATTTGTTGTATCTCCAATTAACTGTCTTAACAATCCGTTTAAGTAATCAGTCGACTTATATACATCATCACCGTATTTGTTTACAGCAACTATAAGTGGATTTGTTTCGGCATCTTTTACGATTGAATCGGCGAGCTCTTTGGCAGCTGCATCAACTTGTGCAAGAGTATATCGTCCGCTGCCATCTACTAAAGCAGACGATGATAACGCCAATTGATTTTGCGTTAGCTGATCATTTGTATCAATACAATCACTCATTATACATCCTTTGCATTATCGTCTGTTGGAGATAAGTAACCTAATGCATGTCCCAATGCAAAATAACCTCTTTCTACAATTGAAGTATTCTTTCCTGGTGGCTCTGGCATTTTTGCTCTACCTGAACCATCATTAGGCGTTGCATATCCTAATACAGGAACACTTGTTGCAGGTGGGATAATTGCTGGTACAGTTCCTACTGCAGGGATGTTCGTATTCACAATACGATTAGCATTGTAACTTACAGAACCAGTAGGTAACGGCGCTCCAAGCGTTGTAAAGTTACCAAGTAATGAATTAACTGCAAGCGAAGCATTAACTGTTGCTGTTGCAACAGAAGTGGTAAATAATCCAGTACCAGCATTGATTGCACCTGCATTCCAAATACCACTAAAGCTACCGTTTGCTGATGCAATATTAACAGCAGGTGATGTAATACTAAATCCTGCTGATGTTGCTGGTGTAGCTCCGTTAAGTGGATTTGGCGGTACTAATCCCGTTGATGTAAATATATGATTACTTGCTTGAGCATGAAAATCCAACAGAGTAGTAAGCTTCATACTCTTTGTTGCATATAATTGAAAATCTAATAAAGAAGTAATATTTACATTTTGAGCTTTTGCTTGTAATTGAGCTCCGCCTTCAATTCTTACTTCCTTCTCTGCGTGTAAAGAAGCAGTACCAACATTTGCATCAACAACTACATCAGCACCACGAATTTGTACTTGATCTCCACCATTAATATTCATTTGTCCGCCAACACCGTATTCAGCATTGCCATGAATTATTTGTTTATAGTCGCCTTCTATTTCTTCTGTCTTATTGCCTTTAACATATACATGAGAGTTACCGTTAATTGTAATAACATTATGACCTGACGATTCGTGTTTTGTTCCGATGTTAATTTCATAACGATCTCCTTGTGCTCTTTCAGCAACAGTTCCTTTAGAGTCAATTTCAATATATGATCCTGCTCTATGGTGAATAGTAATTCTTTCAGCTCCTGGAGTATCATCTAATTCAATACTATGATTTGATGTTTTAATAACTCTATTGTGTGGAAATCTTGCTGCATAAGAAGGTCCTGGCTCTGACCAAGTATCTTCTTCTCCGCCAATTTTTTGATCGTGAACTTTATTTGCCGCCATTGACAATAAGTAAGTTTCTAATAGATCCTCTGCTCGAGCCAATCTATCAGGTCCTCCACCTGCATTGAAATCTGTAGGACTATAGCCCGCTGCTAATAAATCTGCATCTGAAACAGGAGTACAGCCATACCCGTCTGCTTCAGGATTAGCCTCACGATTATACATACCTGGGATTAATCCAAGCACTAATGGATGTTGTGCCAATCTTCCATCTAAAAATAAACCATAAATGAATGCACCGATTCTTGGTGGTGGATTATTTGAATCATAGTTACCTGCTGCACAAATAGCCCAAGGCAATTCTTTGTTTTCAATTTGCTTATTTGTTCCGTGTATACCGAATGCTCTTACTTGTACCTTTCCTTCTTTTGTTGGGTCGTCATTATTTTCTACAACACCTAAAAAGAAAAACGGATTACTTATTCCACTTCCATCAATCATAAATCACCTCTATTCCAATCATACTTTGTTATTTCTGCGGAAGTATTTAATTGGTTTTCTTGTATTGAATGGCTTACCGATGATATCAAATATAGACCACTCAATCTTTCATTATTTTCTGCTGACAATTCAACATTAGGTTCTTGGACAATAACGTTTACTACCTCTCCTGGCTGAAGATCTAATCTTCCTTGTATTGAAATTTGAACTTGAGAATTATTTAAATGATGATTATACGCTTTTCTATTTTGTATAATTTCAACCATGTTTTGTGGTTCTCTTATTTTTTGTTCAGGCTTTGTCTCAGTTCCATCTGCTTGCCAATCTCTAAACACTACACTCTGATTACCATTTCCCGGTGTAAATGTTTTCTTAATAAATTTTTCTGAATGGACCGCACCTGTATTTGAAGTAAGAGGCGCGCCACCCATTTGAGTAAATTTTCTTTTTTGCTCTTCATAATTAAAATTGTGATATTGAGCATGATGAGTAATAAGGTCAATTTCCAATACTGTATTTGTATAACCACCGCTGTCAATATCAGCCTCTGTGTTAACATGATTTGTGTTTTCAAAAGACTGTAAAGTTTGCGAAATTAATTCAGCCTTTCTCGGATCCTTTTCAGAAAAAGGCATATAGTATAAATCTTTAATTTTTTTCTTATTCTCTTTTGCCATTTTTAATAGCCATTCATCTGTACACCAATAATATCCATTATAAGTTTCAAAGAAACGAAACATATTTGATGGTGATGCTGAAGTTGCTAATGACTTACTTGCCAAAAAGTTCATTGCCTCTGCAGGTGAAAAGTCAGGTATAATACAGTGTAGCTTGTTTTTTGAATTTTCTAAATAAAATCTTCTTTCTTTAGAACCTTGCATTTTGTACCTTTGAGATTCAATTGGCAAGGCTTCTCTTGCATCAGCAAAAGGTGTAAGAGATTTACCTTTATTAAAATACTTTTTAAATACAGATTTCGCCGCTGCCGAACCCGTCATATTTTGATAGGGAGCAATTACACTTTGTATTCCAGCCTCATAGGATGATAAAGTAACAAAATGTAAATCATAAAAATATCCATCGCCGGCAGTATTTGTTTTTACATTATCTATTCTTACAATTTGTCCTGTGATAATAACTTCAGTTTGAAAGTCATGACCTTTTAATGTTAAATCTAATCTTTCTTCACCTCGCAACGGGTGATTATGTAATGTACCTACTGAATCGTAAACTTGTATTGTACCCATCAATGCAGATGAAGTTAATGCTGAATAAGTACCTACACCATATATCAATGCAGTAATATCCACCTTCCTTTCATCAACCGATGTTAAGGTTGCTTCTTCAACGGTGCAAAATGATGGATTAAAGGCTTCACTCATTATTCACTTCTTACGCTTGTTTTAAATTCTCTTGTAATTTGAGGTAAGAACGCGTTATCAAATAAAAATATTTCTTTCTTATTTTCATTGACCTGTGTTTCATATTCATAGATACGATAAGGTACCCAATCTTCAGGAACAATTCTTTTAATGATAATTTTTTGTCCGCGCTCAGTTCGCATAATAACACGGTCCTCACGTCGAAGATAAATGGTTCGGAATGATTCCGGTGCTAAAATGAGATTGTCAACTGCCATGTGTTATTCCTAAACTGTTTTAATATAATACAAAATGTTTTCGTCGATGTTAACATTCTTTGTCCAATCAATAACATCTTCGCCAATCTCGCCAGATTGGTCTTGATATTTTGCGACAAGATAATCGTTAAACGTTTGTGCATCCATCGGCCACTCGTAATACGGATCTATGATATTGTTTGCCATGTATACTAACCAAACATAATCTACTGAACCATAATAATTTAATGCTATATCTTCTGCTCTCTCACCTTCTTTAACGGTGTAAGGATAATAAACATAAGGATTGTTTGCTACTGCTCTAACAAAAGATGCACGCCTGGAAATGTCTCTAACTCTTCTTCCTTGATATTCTATGACTGGAAAATTTTCAAAATATTTAGTTGCCATCAGTTTGCCTCCACTGTATTGTTATCTTCGAAATCTTCCCTTGTTTGAATTTCGAGTTCCTTAAAGCTCATTGATATTTTAACGCCTTGAGGTACACCACCTTGAGCAATAACAATTGCACCGCTTGGTCCATAATCTACAGATATGCTATCAACCATACATGGTTTAAATTTAACAAATGAAGATTCATCGATACCTAATAAATTAATAAAGCAAACTGCCGGATATTCTAAAAAGGCGCGAGAAAGTGCAGATGATGCAGTTGTGTCGGCGTTAACACCTGTGTTCCCAGTTAAAGACACTGTCTTTGGAAGTATTTGTCTTTTAATTGTTCTTACAATTTTTTTAATATCGTTTGCTTCTCCTTCACTTTCTGGATATAAAGTCCAATCCATTTGAAATGCTCTAAGATTAACACCTTCAAATGATAATGTTGATTGAGGGTTAACTGCTTGCCCTGTTGCCGCGTTGATTGATTTACCTAAACCTAAATTGTTTAATGTATTACGCATAAAGAAGGTTAACACTTTACTACCTTGTGCTGCTAATCTACCTATATCACTATCTGCTGCAGCTTTTGAAGGATCAGATATAACTCCAATTAAATCAGCTGCGCCTTGTACTGCTCCTTCACCCATTCCAAATAATGCATTGGCCGCATTTTGAAAGCCACCACCTTCGCCTGAAAAAACAGGTGATAGAGCGTCTGATACAAATGATTCTATGAATGATCTTTCAAATCCATTTATAATTAAACCTGTTGAATCTTGTAATGCGGTTGGCATTGGTAATTCAATAATAGATGCACTTTTTTCTTGTGCGGCTTTAGTTCTTACTGATCTATCTCTAAATCCTACACCAAAAGCTCCATCTCTTTCGACGATAAGCTGTTTATAGTCGTATTCTTTGAAGATCATTTGTATTCCATGTGGAAATGGAGCCGCAGGAAAGTATAATCTTTCATCGGTACTTTTTGGAGGTCTTCGTAATACTATGTTAGGGTTGCTCATTCCAATTTACCTTGTCGTTCCGTCATATTCGTATAAATATGGTAATACGGTTACTTTTGTAGTTATTTATACATAAAGCGAGAAATATATTATGGCATATAAAGGTCGATTTAGACCAAAGAACCCCAATAAGTATAAAGGGGATCCTACTAAGATTATTTATCGGTCTTTATGGGAGTTTAAAGTATTTAAATATGTAGATACACATCCTGATGTTATTTGGTGGCAATCTGAAGAAGTGGTTGTACCTTATAGGTCGCCTATAGATGGAAAGATACATAGGTATTTTCCTGATGTTGTAGTACATAAAAAAGATAACTTAGGAAAACTTAATACAATTATGATTGAGATTAAACCAAGCGCTCAATGTAGACCGCCTGATCCTAAGAACAAAAATAAAACAAAAACTGGTAGAGTATCAAGAAGATATTTAAATGAAGTTAAAAGATGGGGAGTCAACGAAGCTAAATGGAAAGCAGCAAAATCTTTTTGTGCTGACCGCGGTTGGTTGTTTACTATTATGACAGAAAAGAATATACCAGGAGCAAGGTAAATGGCGAAAATTTTTACAGATATATTAGCAAAAGGAATTCGTCAAGGACAAGTACCTGCTCGAACAGCAGCTGCTAGAGAATGGTATCGTAATCAAGCAAGAGGTAGTCGTACTAGTGCTGAAGAAGTATTTTCAACAACATCAAAGAAAGATACAAGAGCAACGGTTTCTAATGAAAGTCATATTGGCCAAATGTTGTTATTTCAATATGATGCAAAGCATAAAGACACATTACCTTATTATGATCGCTTCCCTCTCATATTCCCAATAAATATAGTTAAAGGTGGATTCATGGGAATCAATATGCATTACTTACCACCGCAATTGAGAGCACAATTAATGGACCAATTGTATTCGATTTCTAGCAATGATAGGTATGATGCAAAGACAAGATTGAATTTATCTTACGATGTATTAAATGGAGCATCAAAGTTTAGATTATTTAGACCAACGATTAAAAGATATTTACAAAGACAAGTAAGATCTAGGTTTATAAAAATAGCGTCAAGCGAATGGGACATTGCATTATTTTTACCGCTTCAGAAATTTGTTGGTGCAAGTAGTAATAAAGTATATGCTGATTCAAGAAAGATCATAAGAGGATAATATGGCATTTAACATTAGCAATTTTAAAAGTAGCTTTGAAAGATATGGCGGACCTGCTAAGGCAAACTTATTTGAAGTACAACTAAGTAAGCTGCCAAGGTTTATGCCTGAAAATAAACAAATGGATTACTTAAGAGAAATTAAATTCTTTTGTAGTGAAGTTATT